GTTGTAGAATTAAACAATTTATATTATACCAATGCAAGAGTAGCATCTAATGTTATTGCGTTGTTACCCACATTAGCCGGCGATAATATTATTATTGCTGCAAATGGTAGAATTTCTGCTAATTTATTAGCGGTAGCTGTTAATAGTGTTGTTGGTAATTTGAATGTTAGCGGCAATGTAATTGCAAATAATTTTGTATCAACCGGTCCAGGCTCAGGATTAATATCATCTACTGGCAACGTAACAGTATCTGCGATCGGCATTGTTACTTTAAGCGGTAGTGATGGCGTTGTTATTAACGGTCCTTTAACAGCAAATATTACAACTGCCAATGTTACAGAACTAAACAATCTTTATTATACAAATTCTCGTGTAAGATCTGCATTATCTGGCGATACTGGCGTATCATATGATAACACAACCGGCGGTATTTCAATTGGTCAAAATGTATCCACATCTTCAAATGTTACATTTGGTGGATTAAATGTTACCGGGCCTGTAAATTTTTACGGTAATGTAACAACTCACAGCTCAAATAATTTGTCCATATCGGACAATATGATTTATTTGAACAATGGTTCACCATCTGCAAATCCGGATCTAGGTATTGCATTTAACTATAACGATGGCGTATATCATAATGCCGGTTTCTTTAGAGATGCAACCGACGGAACATTTAAAGTATTTGATAACTACGATCCTGCACCCGATGCAAACATCTTTATCAATACTGCGCACGCGTCATTTAGATTGGCAAATTTATCGGCTACCACATTATTTGGTAATGTACAAGGTACAGTATCAACATTAAGCAACTTCACCACAAGTAATTTAACCGAAGGCACTAACAAGTATTTTAGTAATGCTCTTGCAAGAGCGGCATTAAGCGCTGGCGACTCTACAATTATCTATGACCCGGCTACAGGTACGATTCGTGCAACGGCAAATGTAACAGCAACAATTGAAACAACTGTTAACAATTTATCTACTGCAAACGTAACAGAAGTTGCAGGCAATTTATATTATACAAACGCAAGAGTATATGCTAATGTTATTGCACTGTTATCTGCATATACAGGTAACATTAGTGCTGGTAATGTAATTGCTAACACAATTATTACTGGTTCAGGAACAGGCGGTTCGTTTACAGGTGCTAACCTAATTAGTACAAATAATATTTCATCTGTAAATTGGCTTGGACTATACACAGCAAATGTAATTGAAACCAGTGGTAATTTGTATTTTACAAATGCCAGAGTTGTTTCTGCATTGTCAGCTGGTTCCGGTATTGCAATTAGCGGTAACGGACAAATTTCATCCACAACAACAGTAAACGCAAGTTCAGTTGTAGGTTTGAACACAGCTAACGTATCAGAATCAAATAGCAATTTATATTATACAAATGCTCGTGTGTTATCGAATGTTACTGCATATCTTGAAGCAAATCCGCAAGTTGGCACATTTGGCACAGCTAATGTGAGCGCTTTCCTAACAACGTATACCGGTAATATTAGTGCTGGTAATGTAATTGCAAATAGTTTTATATCTACTGCACCAGGTACAGGTACATTAAACGCCACTGGCGATTTTAATATTGTTTCCGGCGGCAACATTAGATTAACAGGTAATGTTTTTGCCAATACATTTATATCTACCGCAACAGGCTCTGGATCAATTGCATCAACATCCGACTTTAATATTAATGCTGCCGGCAATGTTAATATAACAGCAAGTAACATTAATTTAAATTCAAACAATATCGTAACAACTGGAAATGTTACTGCGGGAAGAATTTCATCAACAACATGGCACAATTTATATACTGCGAATGTTATTGAAACCAGTGGTAATTTATATTTTACAAATGCCAGAGTTGTTTCTGCATTGTCCGCAGGCTCAGGTATTTCATTATCTGCAAACGGCCAAATATCATCTACAGCAACAGTAAACGCAAGTTCTGTTACAGGCTTAAACACAGCCAACGTAAATGAATTTGGTGGCAATTTATATTATTCAAATGCCAGAGTATTGTCAAATGTTACCGCTTACCTTGCAGCAAATCCGGTAATTAGTACTTATGGCAATGCCAATGTTGGGGCTTTCCTAACAACATATACTGGTAACATTAGTGCAGGCAATGTAATTGCTAATGCGATTATTTCGGGAACTGGTTTAGGTGGTTCTATTACTGGTGCTAATTTAATTAGCGCAAATAATATTTCTGCAAGTGTTATTACTGCAAACACCATTATTGGTGGTGGCTCTGGAGGTTCTGTTACTGGTGCTAATTTGATCAGCACAAATAACATTTCTTCAGTAAATTGGATTGGTTTATACACAGCCAACGTAATTGAAACAAGTGGTAATTTATATTTTACAAATGCAAGAGTTCAATCAAATGTTATAGGATTCTTACCATCCTTGGCCGGCGATAATATTACAATTGCCGCAAATGGTAGAATTTCTGCTACAGCTAGTGCAACAGTAAATGTTTTATCCATTGTTGGCTTGACCACTGCTAACGTATCCGAATCAAATAGTAATTTATATTACACAAATGCCAGAGTATTATCAAATGTTACGGCATATCTTGCAGCAAATCCACAGGGCGGAACATTTGGTAATGCCAATGTAGGTGCATTCCTAACAACGTATACCGGCAATATTAATGCGGGCAATATTAATGCTAATGCGATTATTGCAGGCCAAGGCTTAGGCGGTTCTATTACGGGTGCTAATTTAATTAGCGCAAATAATATTTCTGCTAGCGTTATTTTTGCGAACACTATTGTAGGTGGCGGAACAGGTGGCTCTATTACGGAGGCTAACCTAATTAGCACAAATACCATTACAGCTGTAAACTGGGTTGGTTTATATACTGCTAATGTTATTGAAACAAGCGGTAATTTATATTTTACAAATGCAAGAGTTGTTTCTGCATTGTCCGCAGGTTCTGGTATATCAATCAGCGGAAATGGTCAGATTTCATCTACAACGACATTGAACGCAAGTTCGGTTACAGGCTTAAACACAGCCAACGTAAATGAATTTGGCGGCAATTTATATTACTCAAATGCTCGCGTGGTATCTAATGTTATTGCGTATCTTGCGGCCAATCCAGTAATTAGCACATATGGTAACGCAAATGTAGGTGCATTCCTAACAACATATACCGGTAACATTAATGCAGGCAACGTTATTGCCAATAGCTTTATTGCTGCAGCAACCGGTACAGGTACATTAACGGCAACCGGTGACTTTAATATTGTTTCTGGTGGAAATATTATATTAACGGGCAACGTATATTCTAATACATTCATATCAACTGCTACAGGTACAGGTTCGATAACGTCTACCAGTAATTTTAATATCAATGCAGCAAGCAATGTTAGCATAACTGCGGCCAATATTAATTTAAATTCAAGCAATATTGTAGCAACTGGCAATGTAACTGCAACAAAATTCTTTGGTGATGGTTCATCTTTAACGGGTGTAGGTGCATCATCATTTACAGGTAATACAAATGGTATTACTGAAGGCACAAATAATTTATATTACACAAACACCAGAGTTTACTCTAATGTTATTGCATTGTTACCAACATTGGCTGGAAACAATATTACAATTGAAGCGAACGGTAGAATTTCAGCCAACGTAAGTGCAACAGTATTCGCAACAGCTATTGTTGGGCTGACAACTGCCAATGTTGCAGAAGTTGGTAGTAACTTATATTTCACAAATGCCCGTGTGGTATCTGCGTTGACCGCAGGTGAAGGTATAACTCTTGCAGCCAATGGTTTAATCAGCGGTGGCGTACATGCTATTACAGATAGTCAAACATTCGCAGGTGGTAATGCAAATATAACATTGGGCACTTCTGTATCGTTAGCAAGACGTATCATTGTTACCATAGACGGATTGGTTCAGATTCCTACTACGGACTACACAGTATCAGGAACAATATTAACATTGATTCCCACTCCATCACCAAACTCTACAATTGAAGTTAAATTCTTCGGTAATGAGGCAATAACAACACAGACGTTTAATCCGTTCTTATTAGCAGGATTGTGAGAATAAAAATATGGCTTTACAATTTAAAGTTCTTGGTCAATCAAATCCAGCAGGGAATACAAATACCACATTGTATTCGGTTCCCTCTGATACCAGTGCAGTAATATCTACTCTAAATGTTTGCAACTATTCAACCTCGTCTGCAACATTTAGTATTGCCATAAGACCCGCTGGCGAGACCCTGGCTTCCAAACATTATTTCTCATTCAATACTTCACTTGCCGGAAATGAATCATTGGGCATTACTGCTGGTATAACTTTAGCTGCAACGGATGTGGTAACAGTTTCTGCAAATACATCCAATGTTAGTTTCAGCGTATTTGGATCAGAGAATAAGTAATATAAAAACATGATCACATTTCAAAATCTAACATTTGGTGGAACATTTTCATACGAGACACCTGATCTGCCTCCGCCACCAGAATTTTACTTATGGTCATGGGGAGTAAATTACCACGGGAGATTGGGCGTGGGAGATACCACAAATAGATCGAGCCCCACGCAAATTGGTGCCCTGGGTAATTGGTTAAGTGTTGCTGGCGGTGGGTATCATAATACAGCTATAAAAACAGATGGTACATTATGGAGTTGGGGTAATAACGCCAGTGGACAATTGGGGGATAATACTACAACCGCAAGATCTAGTCCAGTACAAGTTGGCGCATTAACCGGTTGGAGTAGTCTGGCCAGCGGCCGCGAGCATAGTTTGGCTATAAAAACAGATGGCACCATGTGGGCATGGGGAACCAATGGCTCGGGACAACTTGGCTTCGGTAATACTACAGCATATTCAAGTCCCAAACAAGTTGGCGCATTAACCACGTGGGCGAGTATTGGCACCGGCGGTTCATCGTCGTTTGCCGTAAAAACCGATGGTACCCTGTGGTCATGGGGAAATAATTTTTATGGGCAGTTGGGCCAGGGCAATACATTTTATAGATCTAGTCCTGTGCAAGTTGGCGCATTAAATAATTGGTTGCGCTGTACTAGCGGAGACCATCATACGATTGCCATTAAAACCAATGGTACATTGTGGGCTTGGGGTAGAAACAATGCAGGACAAGATGGAGGATCGGGCGGTGGTTCTAGTCCAGCACAAGTTGGTGCGTTGACCAATTGGTCAATTATAGAAGCAGCATATCAGCATAATGTAGCCATTAAAACAGATGGTACATTATGGGCTTGGGGTTCAGGCGAGACAGGCCGATTGGGTTTAGGTAATACTACTGATATATTTAGCCCTGTACAAGTTGGAGCATTGACTACTTGGTCAAAAATTGATGCGGGACAATTCCATACTACGGCAGTTAAAACCGACGGTACACTGTGGTCATGGGGCGGTAATAGCTACGGTCAATTAGGTCAAGGTAATACCACAAATAGATCTAGTCCAGTACAAATTGGTGCTTTAACTAATTGGTTGAATGTTTCTGCAGGATATAGACATTCAACTGCAATCTCGTCATAAATTAAAAGTAAAAAAATGGCAATTTCATTCAATGGTATCTCAATCGGATCAGGGGTAGCCCTAACAATTACTCCGCCTCCTCCTTCTCCTACCCCAACAGTTGAATATCTAGTAGTTGCTGGTGGAGGTGGTGGTGGCTCTGATGGTGGCGGTGGCGGTGCTGGTGGGTACAGAACTGCGGCTGGTTACTCTGTAACATCTGGTTCTGCTATTACTGTTACCGTTGGCGGTGGTGGGTCCGGTGGCTCTGGCGGAGGCAACGGTATTTCGGGATCAAATTCTGTATTTGGAGATATTACCTCAACTGGCGGGGGTTATGGAACTACCTCAGTTGGATTAAATGGCGCTTCTGGTGGATCCGGTGGTGGTACAGGTTACGGTTTATCTCCTACTATACCAACAACAGGCGGTGCAGGAAACACGCCATCAACATCACCTAGTCAAGGCAATAATGGTGGAGGTGGATTAAATGGTTCTATCGATGGTGCTGGTGGAGGTGGAGGTGGCTCTAATACTGTTGGAGGTAATGCGGGGCCTGCAAGTGCATCCCCTACTGGCGGTACCGGCGGTTCCGGTACATCAACTGATATTTCCGGAACTGCAACATATTATGCTGGCGGCGGTGGCGGTAGCGGTTATAGACTTTCTGCTGGCGGCGGCGGCGGTGGGGGGGGAGGTGGGGGAGGTTCTTCTGGTTCAGGATTATCCGGTGCAGGCGGAAGTAACGGAGGAGCAAGTGGAACAACCGGTGGCGCCGGTGGCGCCGGCGGCACTAATTCTGGAGGTGGGGGTGGTGGTGGCGGTGCTTATTCAGGATCAAGATTTTCTGGCGGTGCTGGTGGTTCTGGAATTGTAATCCTTCGCTATGCAGATACATATAATGCAGCAACAGCTACAACAGGTTCACCTAACGTAACAGTATCTGGCGGATATAGAATATATCAATTTACCTCATCCGGTTCAATAACATTCTGATAAATAACAGGAAAATAGGAGTTTTTTAAAATGAGCCATTTCGCAAAAGTAGAAAACGGTATCGTTACACAGGTTATCGTTGTCGAGCAAGATGTAATTGATACTGGTTTGTTTGGTGATCCCGCAAGCTGGGTACAAACAAGCTATAACACTCATGCAGGCGTTCACATCAATGGGGGTACTCCATTACGAAAAAATTATGCTGGTATTGGTTATAGGTATGATGCAACAAGAGATGCATTTATACCACCAACACCATTTAATTCTTGGGTATTAAATGAAAATACTTGCTTATGGGAAGCACCTATAGCAAAACCAGATGATGATAAAATTTATGCATGGAACGAAGAAGTTCAAAATTGGGTAGAAGTTGTTACAACAACAGAATAAGAGATAAAAATGGCGATAACATATAAAGTATTGGGACAGATCAGTCCTTCAGCAGGTACAGCAAATACACTGTATACTGTTCCGTCGGGCACAAGTGCAGTTACTTCTACAATATCAGTTTGTAATCAAAATGCCAGTGCAGCAGCATATCGCATTGCAGTAAGACCTGCAGGTGAAACGCTGGCAAACAAACATTATATTGCCTTTGATGCAACTGTTCCTGCTTTGGATTCAATATCGCTAACAATCGGTGTAACATTGGCTGCCACAGACGTTGTAACAGTATATGCAAATACCACAAATATTAGTTTTAATCTGTTCGGCACTGAGGTTACCTAATGACCTTACGGAAGTATAGTGCTGCAAAAGTTAGTACTACACAAAAGTTTTCTGCATCTGCGAACAATTTTCGTGCCATTGCAAGACAAAAAGTCAGTGTTAATATTTTAGTTGCAGGAGAACCGCCCCCGCCACCTGTTCCAACTTCAACGGTAGAATATCTAGTAGTTGCTGGCGGAGGAGCAGGAGGTTCAGCAGACGGAGGCGGCGGCGGAGCAGGTGGATTACTAACTAATACGGCAAACGTAGCCGTTAGTGTTACATACACAATAACAGTTGGCGCAGGTGGTGTTGGAATACAAGGAACACAAACTCAAACAAATAATCGAGCCGCTTCTGGTGCTAACTCAAGTATATCTGGTTCTGGATTTACTACGGTAACAGCAATAGGCGGCGGCGGTGGTGGCGCATATGTTTCAGTTGGCGCTAATGGCGGTTCTGGTGGCGGTGGTTCTTCTGCTGCTTCTTTTACAACTATTGCTGGTGGAACAGGTACTGCAGGACAAGGTAATAATGGTGGTTCGGGAACACGCGGAACTAGTCCTAATACAATTTATGTTGCTGGTGGCGGTGGCGGAGCGGGAGGTGTCGGTGCAAACGGAAATGGTACTTCTCCGGGAACAGGTGGCAATGGCGGCATTGGTGCAGTTAGTTCTATTACCGGGACTGCAACTTATTATGCTGGTGGCGGTGGCGGTGGCGGTGAAGGTGGCTCTACTGCTGGAAATGGTGGTTCCGGAGGTGGTGGTGCAGGCGTTATGGCGGCTAGTGGAACAGCAAGTGCAACATCTGGCAACGTAAATACCGGCGGTGGTGGTGGAGGTTTAGGATGGACAACTGGTATAGCTGGTTCCGGAGGTTCTGGTACTGTAATCATCCGCTATGCAGATACATTTTCATCAGCAACAAGTACAACAGGGTCACCTAACGTAATAGTATCCGGCGGATATAGAATATATCAATGGACCAGTTCAGGATCCATTACGTTTTAAGTAGAATAATCGTTGGCAATAAATATAGTAGATAACAATAAAAAGGTCAAGAGATGGCTCGCAAAATAGATGTAAGTTTAATCAGTGGAAATGGAGGAAGTAACGGCCAATTGCTGGGTGCCAACACCGGCAATGTTTCCTTCCAAAGTATATTTACCGGTAATGTTATTGAATCGGGAAACACAAGTTCTGGTAATGTATATTTCAGTAACGCCAGGGCAATCGGCGCTCTTGTTGCCGGCGATAATATCTCTATTGCAGCAAATGGTCTTATTTCAGCAAACCTGTCTGCGGTAAGTGTTTCTTCTGTTACTGGCAACTTGAATGTTAGCGGCAATGTAATTGCCAATGGTTTCGTTTCCACAAGTGCTTCTGCTGGCTTAATTTCATCCTCTGGCAACATCACCATGACTGCTGCGGGTGCAGTCAATATCAACTCTACAAATGTTATCGCAACTGGCAATGTTATTGCCAACACTTTTATATCAACCGGCCCAGGCTCTGGATTATTATCATCCACCGGCAACGTATCAATATCCGCAACCGGCGTCGTTACTTTAACTGGATCAAGTATTGTTGTTAACGGACCTTTAACAGCAAATAGTTATTCTGGAATTTTTACTGCAAATGTAACAGAATCTGCAAGTAATCTTTATTTTACCAATGCCAGAGTTTTTGCCAATGTGGTATCATTATTGGCTGCCAAGGCCAATGTAGTTGATTTAACAACTGCCAATGTTGCTGAAGGTAATAATTTATACTATACAAATGCCAGAGTAGCATCCAATGTTATAGCATTAATGCCGTCATTACAGGGTAATAACATTATTATCGCTGCTAATGGTCAAATCTCTGCTAATTTGACTGGCGTTTCCGTAAATGTTAATAATATCACAGGCAATCTAAATGTTACTGGTAATGTAATAGCAAATGGATTTATATCAGCAAGCGCATCTGCTGGGTTGATTACATCTACTGGAAACATTACAATGACTGCCGCAGGTGCAGTCAATATCAATTCCACAAATGTTATTGCAAGCGGTAATTTAATTGCAAATACATTTATATCAGTAGGTACAGGCTCTGCTACATTATCTTCTACCGGTAATGTTAATATCACGGGCACTGGAAATATTACATTAAATTCCGGCAATGTTATTGCATCTGGTAATGTAATCGCAACAAAATTCTTTGGTGATGGTTCTTCTCTAACGGGAGTAGGTGCATCATCATTCTCAGGCAATACAAATGGTATTACTGAAGGTACAAACAATCTATTCTATACAAATGCCAGAGTTAATGCTCAAGTTGAGTCTAATTTAAGATTAAAAGCCAATGTAGTAGATTTAACCACAGCCAATGTTGCGGAATTAAACAATTTATATTACACCAACGCCAGAGTAGTATCAAATGTTATTGCATATTTGGCAGCAAATCCCGCAATTAGTACATATGGTAACGCAAATGTAGGTGCGTTTCTAACAACATACACCGGTAATATTACTGCAGGCAATGTTATTGCCAATACAATTATTTCACCTACAGCAATAGCTGCAACAATAACATCAACAGGTAATTTGAATATTACTGCGTTAGGTGCAATTAATTTGACATCTCCGAATGTTATTGCATCGGGCAATATTGTTGCCAATAACATTATAACAGGCAGTGGTTCCGGTGGTTCGTTTACAGGCGCCAATTTAATTAGTGCGGGTAATATTTCTGCAACAACTTGGTTGAATCTATATACGGCCAACGTAATTGAATCCGGCAATAGCATTTTCTATACCAATGCCAGAGTTTTATCAAATATTACTGCTTACCTTGCGGCAAATCCGGTAAGTGGTAGTTTTAGTAACGCCAATGTTGCATCATTCCTATCAACATACACCGGCAATCTTGCTGCAGGTAATTTAATATTGACAGGTGGAATAATAGATAATGTTGGTGTATTGACAATTGCAACCACTTCAAATTCCAACATAGAATTATCTGCGGCAGGTAATGGCAGAATTTTATTAGATGGGCAGGCATGGCCACATACCGATGGCATTAATGGTTATGTACTACAAACAAATGGTACAGGCAACTTATTTTGGGCAGCACCTGCATCATCATTTGCCAATGCCAATGTTGCTTCATTCCTAACAACATACACCGGTAACATTAGTGCAGGTAATGTAATTGCAAATACAATTCTGTCACCTACTGCAATAGCGGCAACAATAACATCTACCGGCAATTTGAATATTACTGCGGCAGGTGCAATTAATTTAACAACAACCAATGTGTTGGTGTCAGGCAATATTGTAGCAAATACATTTATTGCAACCGGCTCAGGCTCTGCAGAACTTACATCCACAAGCAATATATTATTAAGCGCAGCTGGTAATTTAAACTTAACATCTTCAAATGTATTTGTTAATGGCAATTTAGTATTACGAGGTGCTCTGTCAGGCTTAACTTTAACAACATCAAGCATTGCTGAAGGTTCAAACTTATACTACACGAATGCAAGAGTTTACTCTAATGTTATAAGCGCATTATCAGCATTGTCTACTTCAAACATTGCTGAAGGTTCAAACTTATATTATACCAATGCCAGAGTAGTATCAAATGTTATTGCATATTTAGCAGCAAATCCTGCGACTGTTAGTTTTGGCAATGCCAATGTGAGTTCTTTCTTAACAACTTATACTGGCAATCTAAGTGCCGGTAATGTAATTGCCAATAGTTTTGTATCGCCAACCGCAACTTCAGCAACATTGACATCAACGGGTAATTTGAATATTACTGCGGCCGGAACAATTAATTTAACAACACCAAACGTATTGGTGTCAGGTAATGTTGTAGCAAATAATTTTATATCGACCGGTGCAGGCTCAGGCGAAGTTGCATCCACAAGTAACTTGTTATTAAGTGCAGCCGGTAATCTTAACTTAACATCATCGAATGTTTTTGTTAACGGCAATTTAGTACTAAGAGGCGGAATAACTGGATTAACACTAACAACATCAAGCATTGCCGAAGGTTCAAACTTATATTATACCAATGCTCGAGTATTATCAAATATTGAAGCGGCATTGCCAACATACACTGGTAACATTGCTGCAGGTAACTTAATTTTAACCGGCGGCATAATAGACAACGTGGGTGTTCTATCTATATCAACTACCGGAAATTCCAACATAGAATTGGTTGCAAACGGCACAGGTAGAATTATATTAGATGGGCAAGCATGGCCAAAGACCGATGGGGTGACCGGGTATATACTGCAAACAAATGGCACAGGCAATTTATTCTGGGCTGCTCCTACAGCATCTTCATCATTTAGTAATGCCAATGTTGCTTCATTCTTAACAACATATACGGGCAATCTTTCTGCAGGAAATATAATTTCTAACAGCTTTGTTTCTCCTACGGCAACATCAGCTACACTAACATCTACTGGCAATTTAAATATTACTGCGGTGGGTACAATTAATTTAACCACGCCCAACGTATTGGTATCAGGCAACATTGTTGCAAATACATTTATATCAGCAGGTGCAGGTTCCGGTGAAATAGTATCCACAAGTAATTTATTATTAAGTGCAGCCGGTAATTTGAACTTAACTGCTCCAAATGTTTTTGTTAATGGTAATCTGGTATTAAGAGGAGGATTAACAGGGTTAACCTTAACGACTTCTAGTATTGCTGAAGGTTCAAATCTATACTACACAAATGCAAGAGTTTATTCTAATGTTATTGGAGTACTATCATCTTATGCATTAACTGCTAATTTAAACACTGCAAATGTAAATGAAAATGCCGCAAGTGGCAATTTATATTACACAAATGCTCGTGTGTTATCTAATGTTACTGCTTATTTAACGGCAAATCCAATAATAAGTAATTTTGGTAATGCTAATGTCGGCGCATTCCTGACAACATATACCGGCAATATTAATGCTGGCAATGTTATTGCTAACACAGTTATTTCACCGTTTGCAACATCTGGCACATTAAATTCAACTGGTAATTTGAACATTGTTTCCGGTGACACAATTAATTTAACTGCAAATACTGTTCTTGCATCTGGCAATATTGTTGCTAACACATTCACTGCTACAGGTACAGGTTCCGCAGAACTTTCAACTTCAAGCAATTTGTTATTAAGCGCGACCGGCAATTTAAATTTGGCAGGTGGTAACATTTTTGTCAATAGCCCTATAACATTCAGAGGAACGGTTACGGGTATTGCAAGTGCATCGGTTACTCAGGCTAATTTAACAACGGCAAATGTAACAGAATTAAACAACCTATATTACACCAATGCAAGAGTTGTTTCAAATGTTATTGCTTATCTTGCGGCAAACCCACAAGGCGGTACATATGGTAATGCCAATGTTGCAGCATATCTATTAACAAATCCTACAAGCGGAAGTTATAGTAATGCAAATGTGAGTGCATTCTTAACAACATATACCGGTAATATTTCCGCAGGTAATGTTATAGCTAACACAGTTATTTCACCTTCAGCAACGTCCGGCACATTAAATTCAACCGGTAATTTGAACATTATTGCTCAAAATAATACCATTAATTTAACAGCTTCAAATGTTCTTGCAAGCGGAAACATAATTGCAAATACATTTATTGCTACAGGTACAGGCTCTGCAGAATTATCGACATCTAGTAACTTATTGTTAAGTGCTACAGGTAATTTGAATTTGGCTGGCGGTAACATTTTTGTCAACAGTCCGATAACATTTAGAGGAACGGTTACTGGTATATCAGCCGGTGGGTCAGTTACGCAGGCTAATTTAACAACTGCCAATGTTGCAGAACTTGCTTCAAGTGGTAACTTATATTATACAAATGCAAGAGTTGTTTCAAATGTTATTGCTTATCTTGCAGCAAACCCACAAGGTAGTCAATTTGCCAATGCCAATGTTGCCGCGTTCCTAATAACTTATACCGGCAACATTAACACCGGTAACGTAATAGCAAACGCATTCTATGCCAATGGTACAGGCGCAGCTGGTGGAACAATTTTCTCCGCGGGTAATGTTAATATTACATCCGGCGGAAATATTATTCTTGCAACAGGTGCAAATTCATCTGTTGTAACATTAAGTTCTGGCAATACTGCAGGAATTATTAATGGATTTGGTGATTTAACAATATCAACATCTGGTAATATTTTATTATCGCCACAATCGACCGGCAGAGTACAGGCTTCAACGCCAATAAGATTTGCAAATTATTCTAATACTAATGCTTTAGCAACTGCATTACAAGGCGATACAGTTTATAACACAACCGCAAACGCGTTGGTTGTATACACTTCATCAGGTTGGACTACTGTTGGTAGCGGAGGCGCAGGCGGAAGCGCAGCTGCAGCAGTGGGCTATTCATTAATATTCGGAGGATAACATGGCAGCACCAAACATAATCGGCGCAACAATAATCAATGGTAAAACAGCGGGAGCAAACTTAACAACTATAACTGCAACTTCTATACTAAACAATGCCGCTAGTTCTGGCAAATGTTTAAAGATAAATGTATTGAACGTTTCAAATTACACTTCAACGTCTGCAAATGTAACAATAAGTTATTATTCTGCAGCTAGCTTGAGTGGCAATGCATTTAATATTGTTGGCCGGACAACGGTTCCTGGAAACAGTACATTAAATGTTATAGATAAAAGCAGTCAATATTACTTGGAAGAAAATACAAGTTTAGGGGCAACTGCAGATACTGGAAATGTTCTTCACGTAACTTGCAGTTATGAGGATATAAGCTAATATGAAAAGAAGGTATTATGGAGGACTAATATCTGCCACCAAAACGGTAGTTAATACTTCATCCGCTTCTGGAATATTCAATCCTACTCAACAAATGCAGGCAAAACGAGCAGGCAATTGGCCTACGCCTGCAGCACCTCCTATCCCATACAATCTTTGGTCTTGGGGGCAAAATTCATATGGTAACCTTGGCTTAGGTAATACTAACCTTTATTCCTCACCTAAACAAGTTGGATCTTTAACCAATTGGAAAACTATAGCAGCCGGAGGACACTCAGGATATTCTATTAAAACTGACGGAACATTTTGGGCCTGGGGAAGAAATGGGTATGGTCGTTTGGGTCTTGGTAATACCACACCAGTTTCTAGTCCAACGCAAGTAGGTGCATTAGCTAATTGGGAAAGTGTTAGCGCAGGTTTACAATGCTTTATTGCAGTTAAAACCGATGGCACGATGTGGAGTTGTGGTGCTAATAACGCCGGAGTACTGGGTCTAGGTAATAGTACTTATTATTCTTCTCCTAAACAAATTGGCGCTTTAACCAATTGGAAAACTACTTCAGTTGTTCAATTTCATTGTTTGGCAGTTAAAACCGATGGTACATTGTGGAGTTGGGGATCTGCTAATGACGGTCAATTGGGTTTAGGTAATACTACAGCATATTCGAGTCCAAAACAGATTGGTGCTCTAACCACTTGGCTAAAGATTTCTGCAGGTTATAATACAAGTTTTGCAATTAAAACAGATGGTACGTTGTATGCCTGGGGGACTAATGGAAGTGGTTTTCAGGGCAGATTAGGATTTGGGGATACTGTAAAAAGATCTGAGCCAACACAAGTTGGCTCAGGCACAAATTGGGCGTCGGTTGCTGCTAACCGCAACCACAATGCAGCAACTAAAACTGATGGTACATTATGGACTATTGGCCAGAATTCATATGGAGAACTGGGAAATAACGGAACTTCGAGTACATACGTTTGGAACCAAGTTGGAGCTTTAACTAATTGGTTAAAAGTTTCTGCAGGTAATTATTTCACCACCGCAATTAAAACAAATGGTACATTATGGGCATGGGGAAGTGATCAGGGTGGAGTCCTGGCACAAGGCTATATTTTTAATAATACTAGTCCAAATCAAGTTGGATCGTTGACTACCTGGATAGATGTTGTTGCAGGAAATTCCCATCGATTCGTGTTGGCTACTAAGCAATAAATAACAATATAAATTAATATGGTTAAAAAGTATTACGGCGGATTAATATCTGCAACACCCACAGTAGTTAATACTTCATCTGCTTCTGGAATTTTTAATCCTGCAGATCAAATGCAGGCAAAACGAGCAGGCATTTGGCCTGCGCCTCCGGTAGTATATAAAATATATTCATGGGGGAGCGGTAGCAGTGGTCAAATAGGTATAGGCAATACGACAAATTATTCAAGTCCAAAACAAGTTGGGTCTTTGAATTGGTCTGTTGTAGGTGCAGGATACTCAAATAGTCAAGCAATTAAAACCGACGGCACCTTATGGGCATGGGGTGAAAATTATCAAGGCGTATTGGGCTTAGGTGATACTACAAATAGATCTAGTCCAGTGCAGATTGGTGCATTAACCACTTGGTCTCGTGTTAGTTCAGGCTTCGGTTGCAGCATGGCCATCAAAACAGATGGTACTATTTGGTCGTGGGGTAAAAATAACTTAGGTCAGCTTGGTTTAGGTAATACTACAAATATATCTAGTCCAGTACAAATTGGGGCATTAACAAATTGGTCAAGTGTTTCCTCCGGTGTTGATCACTCCATAGCCATTAAAACAGATGGTACTATGTGGTCATGGGGCGCGAACCATCATGGCAAATTAGGACTAGGCGATACTGCGCATAGATCTAGTCCAGTACAGATTGGTGCATTAACAACTTGGGCACGTGGTAGTTGCGGGGGACAATCCAATTTTTCGATTGCTATTAAAACTGATGGTACTATGTGGAGCTGGGGAAATAATGGTTATGGTCAATTAGGTCTAAGTAATATTACATACTTTTCAAGCCCAGTACAAATTGGGGCATTAACAAATTGGTCAAAAATTCGTGCGATGTATAATAGCTGCGCGGCAATTAAAACTGATGGTACATTGTGGACATGGGGTAGAGGATCATCTGGACAATTGGGTTTAGGTAATACCACAAGTTATTCTAGTCCAAAACAAGTTGGTGCATTAACAACTTGGTCAAATGCTGGGACTGGAGCTTTGAACACTCAGTGCATAATAACTAAAACCGACGGTACATTGTGGTCTTGGGGAGATAACTTTAACGGTAAACTTGGTCTTGGAGATACTTTTGGTAGAAGTGAGCCAAACCAGGTCGGATCCTTAACAAATTGGCTTACTGTAGCTACTGGATACAGCCATAGTATAGGATTAGGATGATAAATAATATATAATTAAATTATAACGGGAATATTTTAGTATGGCATTAATTAAAACAATGACGGTTGATGAATTTTATAATGTAGAAAGCGCAACCAATTTACATAATGTGGTTAGAGGTTTAAACTTTCAATCAACTGAGTTTGGTAAAGAAATATTAAATTTCAATCACATCCCTGCAGACGCAGATAAACTATTCTCAACCGTACTTGGTAAAGATGTTACAGTTGATAGAGAAAAGTCGGGCGTGTTTCGATTCCCCGAATTACTGATACACTTCGAAGGATTTGATTCTTTAAAGGAATGGTTACTTGTAGTCGCAATAGATCAATCTACATTTAACATCTTTGAACACAAATCCGGCGCATTAACTGCATTAGACGGATACCAACACAATTATAGAAATTTATTTGAATGGGATCTAATGGTTAACCATCAGTTGAAACCGGGGCAAGCTGTATTTTTCAGGCCTTGGTTATTCCATTCATTTGATAGTGGAATTGTGCAAATTTTTAGATTAATAGAAAAGTAAATTATTGGAAATATTATGAAATTAAATATTGGAGCAGGTGATAAACAATATGATGGATTTTTAAATTGTGATTACGATGATAATTGTAATCCTGATTTTAAATTTGATCTCGAAAACGACACATGGCCGTTTGAAGATAACTCCGTAGAAGAAGTAATTGCGCATCATGTGTTAGAGCACATGGGCGAAGGGTATTTTCACGCAATCAAAGAACTATATCGTGTTTGTAAGCATGATGCTATAATTGATATTGTAGTACCACATCATAGACATGAATATTTTGCAAATGATCCAACACATCGTAGACCAATAACTGCTGAAGGATTAGGGCTTTTTAGTAAAAAATACAATGATCTATGCAAACAACGAGGAGAATCTGCTTCTAGATTGGCGCATTATTACAATGTAGACTTTGAGCTTGCAGAAGTGGAAAATATTCCTGATCAAAGATATTATAAAATATTCAACGGCAGACCCGAAGAAGAAGTTGAAAGATATGTGCAAGAACACAATAACATTATCATGGAAGTTAATATTAAATTGAAGGTAATTAAAGAATGAATAAATTGAATCTATTAGTAGTATTGCAGACACATTCCGTAAAAAGCAGAGATACTACAAAACAAAGATACTGCGGTACAGACAAAGCTGAAATTATGCGCAGATGCGTTACAAGTCTTGTTGAATCGATTAACTATGCATCTGATCTATTACCGCACGTTGATATTTCCCTGCAAGTATTTGACGATCATTCGGATGAGGCTTCATTCGATAAACTAATAAGTATTGCATCTAAATGCAATGTACCATATAACATTACGCAATTGGAAACAAGAGGCATTATGCCCTCAATTCTTAGATGTTACGAACACGGCAAACAATTTGGTAAAGACCTAGTATACTTTGTTCAAGATGATTACCTATATGAAATAAACGCAATTCGTGATATGGTCAACACCTGGGTAGATGCCAGCACCAGATTAAATAAACCTGTTAGTATTTTCCCATTCAATGATCCCTATCATTACATTCCGGTAAATACACAAATTCCCTCATACGTAGTACAATCTTCAGGTAGACATTGGAGAACAAACATCTTGACTTCAAGTTGTTTTATGACGCACATTAGCATTATAAAAAACGAATGGGATTTGTTTTATAAAATGGGAACAAGTAAAGTATCCCCAACAATGGAAGATGAATCCATTAATCAGTTGTTTAAAACACGCGGATATTTTTTGCTTATACCGATTCCAAGTCTTGCACTACATATGCAATTCGATACCGAAAAGGATCCATTTATAAATTGGAGAGAATGGTGGGATAAGTATTGACAAAATATCTTAAATCCGATAAAATATTAGTATATACCACAATAATTAGGTGATTTTATGAATAAACAACTACATTTTCTTGCAGGCATTCCCCGCTCTGGTTCTACAGTTCTGGCAGCCATTTTAAATCAAAATCCAATGACCCATGTTAGTACAACATCTGGGTTGGTCCATGCCTTAGATGGCTTGGCAAATACTTGGCATAGTGCTGGGTTATTAAATGAGAACGATGCGGATCGTTCTAAATTGGCGGCAACAATGCGAGGGACTATTGATGCGTTTTACTCAGATGTAGACAAGCCCGTTGTTATAGATAAATCTCGCGGATGGCCTATTCCACAAATTATGGCAGCCATGTCTGCGGTTCTTGAAAGAAGACCTAAAGTTATTGCAACGGTTCGTTCCGTGCCCGATTGTGCTGCATCTTTTGTTCGTGTGGCAAAACCCACAGACTTAGATCAACTTATCTATTCAGGTCAGTTAATGGATCACTTGAAGGCAGCTTATATCTCATTGCAAGAAGGGTATAAATTTGCCCCAGAAAATTTCCTGTTTGTTGAGTATGAGGATTTAGTTAAAGATCCCAAGAAAGAACTAAAACGTATTCATGAGTTCTTGGGTCTACCAGATTTTAATTATGACTTTGGGAATATTGATGGTTCTACAGTATCAGAAGACGATGAGAACATTCACGGGTATGCAGGTATGCATGATATTAAACCTGTACTACAGCGTCAGCATAATCAAGACCCGAGAGAATTATTAAAGCATCATTATCCCACATTCTGTCAGGGTGAGTTCTGGTTAAAAACTCCAAGAACAGTACAAGAAAAACACGATCTTGATTTTCAACTCGAAGCAAGTACCCGAGGAGACTTCGATGAAGGTTGGAGACTTTCTCAAAAAATAGAAGCAGCTGAACCACTTAACCATAGAGCAGCTTATAACAGAGGTTGGTATTATTTGCGTCAAGGTGAAATCCAAAAAGGTTATAGCCTAATGGATCGTGGTCGGATTGTTGGTGTGTTTGGAAACAGTAGACCAGATACACCTATGCCTATGTGGGATGGAAAAACAAAAGGTATCGTAATGCTATACCTTGAAGGTGGATTGGGAGATCAAATACACCAAGTTCGTTATGCAAAAGTTATTGCAGATCGAGGATGTAAAGTCATGGTATGTTGTACTGGTATGTTGGCATCTTTGTTTATAGATGTTGAGGGTGTATCCGCAGTTGTGCAACACGAATCAATCTATGGAGTATATCATGATTTCTGGGTAGCAGGTATGTCTGCAGCTGTTCCGTTGGGATTAGAACTTGACGACATATCCGGCGCACCTTACATTAGAAAGCCATTCTCAATCAAAGGCAAAAAGATGCGTATTGGATTGAGATGGCAAGGCAACCCACAATTTGAGCATGAGCATCATAAGAAGTTCCCATCAGAATTAATGTTTGAGGCACTTCGAGGTATCAATGCAGAGTTTATTAGCTTGCAAAGAGATGAGGGCGAAGATGAATGTCCATTCTGGGTTAGAAAAGTTCCATTAAATACATGGGAAGATACTCGTAAAGCAGTTGCCGAATGTGATCTGGTAATTAGTTCATGCACATCTGTCAGTCACCTTGCTGGTGCTATGGGTGTTGATACCTGGGTTGTTACTCCAATTATGCCATACTTCTTATATGCATTAGATGGAGATCGTACTCCCTATTATGATTGCTTTACCTTGATGCGCCAAGAAAAATACGGAGATTGGGAAGCACCTTTTGTGAAAGTTAGAGAAAAACTTTTGGGAATGAATATACAATGATATACTTTTTAAGCGGCTTACCTAGATCAGGTTCAACATTGCTTGGATCAATTTTAAATCAAAATCCAGAGGTATATGTTTCCCCCACAAGTCCTTTATTGGATTTGTTATGCCTGCAAAATGAGGCACTCAATAGAGTTACTCAGCAATATACCTTTGATGTTGAAAATCAATCTGCATCCATATACACTGCGTTACCCAAAGCATATTATGAGAGCATAAAGAAGCCTCATATTATAGACAAGCACAGAGCTTGGGCAAGGAATGTTATGCCAGCAAAGCTACACATTTCTGAAAACCCCAAGGTCATTTGTACCAACAGACCGGTTGCGGAAGTTGTCACAAGTTTCATCAAGCTACTTAATAAAGATCCAAACAATTTTATTGATGCAGCATTGAAAAAAAAGCGCAAGCCGATAAATACAAACACAAGAGCAATGGAACTGTGGGAATCCTATATTAGAGATCCGTGGGAAAGTTTACAGATAGGCATGAAAAATTATAAAGAAAATTTATATTTTGTGCAGTATGATGATCTAGTACAAACACCTCAAGACACAATTAATAAGATATACGATTTCTTGGAAATAAATAGATATGACCACAAGTTCGATAGTATCACAAATACTTGCGGTGAAGCCAAAGATACTGCATGGGGATTGAAAGATCTGCATACAATCAGAGGTAAATTAGAAAAGACCAGTGATTCTGCACAAGAAGTACTTGGTGAGAGTTTATGTAAATATTTTTCACAGTTTGATATTAAAAATGGAATTTGATAAAAAAGTAATAGTTATAGATGATTTTTATTCCGATCCTTATATGATGCGGGATATGGCATTGAACGCGGAGTATGAGCCAGAAGGCCTGACACCCAACTATCCAGGGCTAAACACCACGAGATCGTATTGGGATACAACCATTACAAAAATGTTATGTAAAGCAACTGGCGAAACCGTAAAGCCTGCAAAGCCTTCAGCCAACGGATATTTCAGACATACTAGAGAAAAAGACATTGCAAAACAAATTGTGCATTTTGATCCAACCCCCGGGCAAACATGGGCAGGAGTAGTTTATTTAAGTCTGCCCGAGCATTATGAAGGTAGAGATGCCGGGACAAAAATTGTTTCCCATAAAAGAACCGGTATGACTATTGCCCCTAAAGATTACACCGAAAGTGACGCAATTGGAGTAAAAACATTTGAAGATATGCGAAATTTCTTTGAAACTGAGGGTATAAATACTGATTTATGGAAAACCGAATTGAATGTAGACATTAAGTTTAATCGGGCAGTGCTGTTCAGGCCCTGGTTATGGCACCATATGGGCCAACATTTTGGAACAGACGTTAACAACAGTAGATTGACACACCTTATATTCCTACAACCGGGTTAAACCGAAAATTTGGAATATCTTATATTATAAATATAACAGACACCCATTTAACATTAGGAGATTAAAAATGGCATTATTTGTACAAGTATTAGACGGCGAAGTTAAACAAGTTTGGGACTCTGCACCACCCGAAGGCCAAGAAGGCTGGAGAAATGCAGTAGAAGTTCGTGCTGAACTAGTTGCACATCGTCAACAGTTTGCGGCTCACCGCTATGATCTAAACGTAGATCCAGTTCAAATCATCTGGGATGCAGTAGATATCACAGTTGAAGATCGTAAAAACAGCATGATTTCTAATGCTAATTTTGCGGTTGCTCGCATGAATATGCAAAATGAGATGACACCTGGAACTCATACCGCAGAAGCAATTGCTGCAGCACAAGCTACAGCAGACTCTAAAGTTGCAGCAGTTACCGCCGCAACAACACACGACGAATTAGACGCGTTAGTTTAATTTAAAAGAAGAGGTGTAATATGGCCCTGACCATCTCCGGTTTTACTATAACCGGTAATCTTAATGCGGTGCATATTCCACCTCCTCCTCCACCAATATATTACCTATGGAGTTTTGGCAGAAACAATGCCGGTCAATTAGGGTTAGGCAATACTACAAATGTAGCTAGTCCAACACAAGTCGGCGCATTAACTACTTGGTTAAATATTGCGGCGGGCTATCACAGTTTATCGACTAAAACAGATGGTACCATGTGGGCATGGGGTCTCAATGGCGATGGTCAATTAGGCCTTGGCAATACTACAAATACATCTAGTCCAGTACAGGTTGGTGCATTAACTACTTGGTTAAATGTTAGTGCAGGTAGGTATCACAGCATGGCCGTTAAAACAGATGGCACCTTGTGGTCATGGGGTAAAAATAATTATGGTCAATTGGGTTTAGGCAATACCACAAGTGTATCTAGTCCAGTACAAATTGGTGCAGGCACCACTTGGGCAAGTGTTTCTGCAGGTTCGGGAAGTTGGACCGCTGCAATTAAAACAGATGGTACCATATGGTCTTGGGGTAGAAATGATACTTTTGGTGCACTAGGCTTAGGTAATGTTACAAATGTATCTAGCCCAGTACAAATTGGCGCATTAACCAATTGGTTAAGAGTTTCTGGGGGTTCTTATCACGGTATTGCAGTTAAAACAGATGGTACCATATGGACTTGGGGTAGAAATGCTTATGGCATGTTGGGACTAGGCAATACTACAGATTATTCTAGTCCAACACAAGTTGGTGCAGGTACTACTTGGGCAAGTATTGCTGGAGGTAGTAGTCACTGCGTGGCCATTAAAACAGATGGCACCATGTGGTCATGGGGTGATAATAGTAACACTGGCGCCGGTAGATTGGGATTAGGTGATCAAGAACGTAGATCTAGTCCAACCCAAATTGGCGCGTTAACCAATTGGTTAAAGATTTCCGCGGGTAGATATCATAATTTGGCAATTAAAACTAACAGTACCTTGTGGTCTTGGGGCAGGAATTCATATGGTGAAGTAGGTGATGGCACTACTACTACACCGGTAGTTAGTCCGATTCAAGTGGGTTCATTGACTAATTGGTCAAGTGTTGCCGCAGGTCAACGATGGTCTTTAGCCATCAGTAGCTAAAAATTAAAAGAACAAAATGGCACTAACAATTTCAGGCGTAAGAATAAACGGAGCATTGACTGCGGTGCATATTCCAACACCGCCGGTGACTCCTACTATAGAATACCTTGTAGTCGCGGGCGGTGCAGGTGGTGGATCAGCTGATAACCAGCGGGGCGGTGGTGGCGGTGGTGGCGCCGGCGGATTATTAACAGGAACAGCCTTGTTAGTTAGTAGCTCTACACTTACTATTACAGTAGGTGCCGGCGGCACTGCTACAGGAAATAACAACGGACTAAATGGCGGTGTTGGGGCAAATTCATCAATAAGCGGAACTGCAACAGCAATCGGCGGTGGTGCAGGTAATGCCGCCGGCGGCAGCATAGGTTCTATAAATAACGGTGGATCGGGTGGTGGTCAAGGTGGTAGACTAGCAAGTGGCGGCGGTTCTGGAACTGCTGGACCACCAAGACAAGGCTATAATGGCGGAGCTGGTGGTGGCCAAGAAACTGGTGGCGGTGGCGGTGGTGGTGGCGCTGGCGCAGTTGGAGCAGCAGCCACCACCACCGCCGGCGGTTTTGGTGGAGCAGGTATAAACTCCTCTATATCCGGTACAAGTGTTGGATATGCCGGAGGCGGATCCGGTGGCGTTGGTGGCGGATCCGATATCACAGCTAGTATAGGATACGGCGGCGGTGCCGGTAATGCTGCCGGCAATGTAAATACCGGCGGTGGCGGCGGCGGTAATCAAGTAGGCAACGGTAGCGGTTCCGGAGCTGGTGGTTCCGGTATAGTTATACTTCGTTACGAAGATATTAATCCGGCCGCATCAAATACAACAGGATCTCCCAACGTAATAGTATCCGGCGGATATAGAATATATAAATGGACCAGTTCTGGTTCAATAACATTTTAATAAATTGTAAAAGATAATAAGAAAACAAAATGGATCTAATCGGAATAACTATATTAGGCGGAGTCAATATTCAGCCTCCTCCACCACCACCAGAATTTTACTTATGGTCATGGGGCGGTAATAGCTCTGGTCGATTGGGGTTAGGCGATACCACAAATAGATCTAGTCCAGTACAAATTGGTGCTTTAACTACTTGGTTAAGTGTTGCCGCAGGAGGTTATCATGGCATGGCTATCAAAGCCGATGGTAGTCTATGGTCTTGGGGTATAAACAATGTTGGTCAATTGGGTGTAGGTAATACTACAAACTATTCAAGTCCCAAACAAGTAGGTGCACTAACAACTTGGTCACGAGTTTCTGGAGGTAGAAATCACACCATGGCAGTTAAAACGGATGGTACCATGTGGGCATGGGGTGGTAATAGCTACGGGCAATTAGGTGTAGGTAATACTTCACCATATTCAAGTCCAAAACAAGTAGGTGCACTAACAACTTGGTTGAATGTTTCTGCAGGTAGGTACTTTACCCTTGCCGGCAAAACTGATGGTACGTTGTGGTCGATAGGCTCTGGTGGAGGCGAAGCAACGCAAGGTAGAGCCGGTTCTAGTCCAGTACAAGTTGGTACAGATACCAATTGGTCAACATTTGCAATTTCGTGGTATCACGCCGTGGCAGTTAAAACAAATGGTACCTTGTGGACATGGGGTAGCGGTCAAAATAACAGATTGGGATTAGGTAATACCTCTAACGCAGTTAACCCAACACAGATCGGTGCCTTAACTACTTGGTCAAAGGTTGCTGTTCATTCTGCTGGCAGTGTTGCAATCAAAACAGATGGTACCATGTGGTCATGGGGTAACAATGATGAAGGACAATTGGGTTTAGGTGATGCTACAGACAGATCTAATCCAGTACAAATTGGCGCTTTAACAACTTGGTCAAATGTTACTGCAGGTCCTCGACATGTATTGGCTATTAAAACAGATGGCACATTATGGGGACATGGCGGTAACGGAAATGGTCAAGTAGGCGACAGCACTACTACCAATAGATCTAGTCCAGTACAGATTGGCGCATTAACAAAATGGTTAAGTGTTGCTGCAGGTAGTTATTTTAGCCATGCCATCAGTAATTAATAAAAAGAATAAAAAAAAATGCCATTAATTTTTTCGGGTATAACCACAAAAGGTAGTTTCGACATGGTGTATACTCCACCTCCACCTCCCGAACCAACATCTTATCTATGGTCGTGGGGTAGTGGAAGCGACGGTCGACTAGGTTTAGGTAATACTACAAGTTATTCAAGTCCAAAACAAATTGGTTCGCTAGGCTCTTGGTTGAATATTGCTGCCGGGTATAATCACGGCATGGCCCTCAAAACAGATGGTACCTTATGGTCATGGGGTTACAATGATACGGGGCAGTTAGGTTTGGGGGATCTTACAGATAGATCTAGTCCAGTACAGATTGGCGCAGGAACCAATTGGGCAACAATTGAAGGAAGTTTCTTCTACAACATAGCCATTAAAACAGATGGTACCATGTGGTCATGGGGTTATAATAATAGCGGTCGATTGGGGTTAGGCAATACTACAAGTATATCTAGTCCAGTACAAATTGGTGCATTAACTACTTGGTCAAAGATTAATGCAGGTGGTCAGCATACCATGGCCATTAAAACAGATGGTACCATGTGGGCATGGGGAGTTAATCAACACGGTTCACTGGGGCTAGGCGATACCTCAAATAGATCTAGTCCAGTACAAATTGGTTCATTAACTACTTGGTTAAATATTGCTGGAGGGTATAGGGCCAGTATGGCCGTCAAAACAGATGGTACGTTATGGTCATGGGGGATGAATGCTTTTGGTCAGTTAGGATTAAATAATTATACATATTATTCTAGCCCAAAACAGGTAGGGGGTCTAACCAATTGGTTAAGTGTTGCTGGGGGTAAATATGCTCACAGCGTGGCCCTGAAAAATAATGGCACCTTGTGGGGATGGGGTCGCAATTATATAGGAATGTTAGGTTTAGGTGGTACCACTCAATATATAAGCCCAGTTCAAGTTGGTGCTTTAACCAATTGGTCAAGTATTGATGCCGGTAGAAGTCACAGCGTGGCCATTAAAACAGATGGTACCATGTGGGCTTGGGGTGGAAATGGATCCGGTCGATTGGGGTTAGGTGATACCACAAATAGATCAAGCCCAACACAGATTGGTTCATCAACTAATTGGTCAAAGATTGATGCAGTTGGTACGTTCACTTTGGCTATTAGCTATTAATAAAAAGAGAACAAAATGGCATTTACTATTTCAGGTATCGGCAATTATTCGGGTATATCATTTACCACTACTCAACCACCACCACCTCCGATATATTATCTTTGGTCATGGGGTCAAGGTATTAGTGGTCGATTGGGGTTAGGTAATACTACAGATTATTCTTCTCCAAAACAGATTGGTGCATTGACCACTTGGTCAAGTATTGCTGCAGCAGAAGGTTGGGCAATGGCTCTAAAAACAGATGGCACAATGTGGTCTTGGGGCAGAAATTATGCAGGTCAATTAGGCTTAGGTAATACTACATATTATTCTTCTCCAAAACAGATTGGAGCTTTAACTACTTGGGCAAATATTAGTACAGGGAAAGCGTCTAATATGTTTGCTATAAAAACCAATGGTACCTTATGGGCGTGGGGTGGTAATTATGGTTACAAGTTAGGATTGGGCAATACTACATCATATTCTAGTCCAGTACAAGTAGGTTCCTTAACTGATTGGGCAATTATAATTTCACTTGCTGGAAACGGTGCTGCAGCAATTAAAACCAATGGTACTATGTGGTCATGGGGACAAGGGTCTAACGGGCAATTGGGATTGGGTAATACTACAAATACATCTAGCCCACAACAAATTGGCGCTTTAACCACTTGGTCAAATATTACTAATATTAGATTTGGTGCCCTCGCAACTAAAACAGATGGAACTTTATGGACATGGGGCGCTAATGGTTACGGCGAACTTGGATTGGGCGATACTACAAATAGATCTAGTCCTGTACAGATTGGCGCATTAACTACTTGGCAAAGTGTTTCCGCTGGGTATTATCACGGCCTGGCTGTAAAAACAGATGGTACTTTATGGTCTTGGGGAAGAAATGCAGTAGGCTCATTGGGGTTAGGAGATACTACAAATAGATCTAGTCCAGTACAAGTTGGTGCATTAACTACTTGGTTAAATATTTCAGGGGGTGTTGAACACAATCTGGCCATTAAAACAGATGGTACCATGTGGTCATGGGGCGATAATCAATCTGGTCGATTGGGTATAGGCGATATCACAAATAGATCTAGTCCAGTGCAGATTGGATCATTAACAAATTGGGCAAATGTTTCTGCAGGTGGTTCTTTCAGCCTGGCTATCGGATAAAAAGAAAAACAAAATGGCATTTACCTTTTCAGGTTTTTCAACAAGGGGCGGGTTTAATCTAGTATGCCCAGCTCCGCCGCCACCTCCTCCGCAATACCTGTGGTCATGGGGCAGAAATAATTCAGGTCAATTAGGATTAGGCAATACTACCGATAGATCTAGTCCTGTACAAGTTGGGGCTTTAACTAATTGGTTAAATATTGCTGCTGGTCAATATCATAACTTGGCCATTAAAACAGATGGTACACTATGGTCTTGGGGATCGGGTAGCCTTGGTCAATTAGGTTTAGGTAATACCACAAATTATTCAAATCCAGTACAAATTGGTGCATTAACTACCTGGGCAAAAATTGGTGCAGGTGGTCAACACAATCTGGCGCTCAAAACAGATGGTACTATGTGGGTATGGGGTAACGGGTCCGCCGGGCGATTAGGCCTAGGTAATACTACATCTGTATCTAGTCCAGTACAGGTTGGTGCATTAAACACATGGTCAAATATTGTTGCTGGTCAATATCATAACTTGGCCATTAAAACAGATGGTACCATGTGGGTATGGGGTATTGGGGGTAAAGGGCAATTAGGCCTAGGTAATACGACATACTATTCTAGTCCAAAACAAGTTGGATCTTTAACTAATTGGTTAAATATTGCTGCAGGTTATGAGCACACATCGGCAATTAAAACAGATGGAACCATGTGGTTATGGGGTAAAAATAATTTTGGGCAATTGGGGGTAGGTAATACGACATACTATTCTAGTCCAAAACAAGTTGGATCTTTAACTAATTGGTTAAATATTGCTGCTGGTCAATATCATAACTTGGCCATTAAAACAGATGGTACCATGTGGGTATGGGGTAGAAATTATGCGGGGCGATTGGGTTTAGGCGATACCGCAAATAGATCTAGTCCAACACAAATTGGCGCGTTAACCACTTGGTCAAGTGTTGATGCCGGTGAATATCACAACCTATCCATCAAAACAGACGGTACCATGTGGTCATGGGGTTTTAATAATACGGGTCAATTGGGTTTAGGAAATACTACAGATAGATCTAGTCCGGTGCAAATTGGGGCTTTAACTAATTGGTCAAGTGTTGCCGCAGGTTATTTTCACAGCATGGCCATCAGTAACTAAAAATTAAAAAAAAGAAAAGAACAAAAAATGGCAGTTACATTTTCAGGCGGCGGATACGCAGGGGTAACAATTAACATAATTCAACCCACTCCTCCGGGGTATTACCTTTGGAGTTGGGGTGATGGTGGATATGGTGCACTAGGTGACGGAACTACAATTGATAAATCTACCCCAGTGCAAATTGGCGCATTGTCTAATTGGTTAAGAGTTGCTGCCGGAGGTTATCATAAAATATCGGTTAAAACCGATGGTACATTATGGACATGGGGATACGGTGTATCTGGAATATTGGGGCTGGGTAATACTACAACTTATTCAAGTCCAAAACAAGTTGGTGCATTAACTAATTGGGCCGGCAATGCTGATAGTTTTGACGGTGGAGGTTATCACACTGCCGCAGTTAAAACAGACGGAACATTGTGGGCATGGGGAAATAATTATAAAGGTGCATTGGGATTAGGAGATGAATCAAATAGAGACAGCCCAGTACAGGTAGGTTCCCTTACAAATTGGTTAAAAGTTTCAGCTGGCAATTATAGAACCGTTCATGCAATTAAAACCAATGGTACAATGTGGGGATGGGGTAAAAATACCTACGGACAATTAGGTCAAGGTAATACTACAGATAGATCTAGTCCAGTACAGATTGGTGCTTTAACAACTTGGTCAACAGTTTCTGCAGGTCCATATCATCTGGCCGCAATTAAAACAGACGGTACATTATGGACAACTGGAAGTAATTTTTATGGAGAACTCGGCCAAGGTGATACTACACATAGATCTAGCCCAGTACAGGTAGGTTCCCTTACAAATTGGTCTAAGGTTTCTGCTGGTAATTATTATCATATGGCCATTAAAACAGATGGTACCATGTGGTCATGGGGTTACGGTGCAGATGGACGATTAGGGTTAGGCAATACTACAGATAGATCTAGTCCAGTACAGGTTGGTGCATTAACTAATTGGGGAAACGTTTACTCGGGCTCGTATTTTACGTTGGCAATTAAAACAGATGGCACACTATGGTCTTGGGGTGATACATATCAAAGTACAGGTAATCTTGGGCTAGGAGATACTTTAGATAGATCTAGTCCAACACAAGTAGGTTCATTATCAGCTTGGACAAATGCCGCTGCCGGTACTTTTTATCACTCTGCAGCAATCGGTTACTATTAATTAAAAGAAAAACAAAATGGCATTTACTTTATCTGGCATAAGCGGAATAACCGGTCTTAACCTCACAACTACTCATCCCGCTCCTCCAGAATTTTACTTATGGTCATGGGGATACCAGAACTTTGGGCAACTTGGGCTAGGCGATACCGCAAGTAGATCTAGTCCGAATCAGGTTGGGGCATTGACTAATTGGAGTAGTACTGCTGGGCAATATCTTTACAGTCTAGCCCTTAAAACCGATGGTACCATGTGGACATGGGGTTACAACGATTCGGGACATTTAGGCCTAGGTAATACCACACGGTATTCTAGTCCTAAACAAATTGGTGCTCTAACTACATGGGCAAAGATATCCGCTAGATTTAATGGTGGTGTTGCTATTAACACAAACGGCGCATTGTGGGCTTGGGGCGGAAATGGTCAAGGATCATTAGGCTTAGGAGATACTAATAACAGATCCAGTCCAGTACAGATTGGTGCATTAACCAATTGGCTAAATATTTCTGGTGGAACATATCATTGCCTGGCCGTTAAAACAGATGGTACCTTATGGTCGTGGGGAAGCAATACTAACGGTCAGTTGGGCTTAGGAGATACTAATAACAGATCTAGTCCAGTACAAGTTGGTGCTCTAACAGCTTGGTTAAATGTTTCTGCATTATACTACAGCATGGCCATTAAAACAGATGGTACCATGTGGTCGTGGGGAACAAATGCACATGGTAGACTTGGTTTAGGAAATACTACAGCATATTCAAGCCCAAAACAAATTGGTGCTCTAACTAATTGGTCAACGATTAATGCAGGTTCAGAAAGCGGATATGCCATTAAAACCGATGGCACAATGTGGTCGTGGGGAAGAAATTATCAAGGTGCCCTTGGGGTAGGAGATACTACAAGTAGATCTAGTCCGGTTCAAATTGGTGCATTGACTACTTGGTCAAGTGTTAGTAGTAAAGGCTACACCGCCCACGCAATTAAAACAGATGGTACATTGTGGTCATGGGGTACCGGTGGCAATAGCACATTGGGTTTAGGTAATACTACAGCATATTCAAGCCCTAAACAAATTGGCGCACGCACTACGTGGATTAGTGTTACGAACACAGACTACGTGATCCTGGCAATCTCAAATTAAAAGAACAACAAAATGGCATTTACTTTTTCAGGCTTAAATTTCGTCGGCGACGTTAGCGCGCAAGCAGTCTTTCCAATTCCGCCAGTATATTACCTACAGGGATGGGGGTATAATGCCTACGGCGCAGTTGGTGACGGATCTACTATTGATAGATCTAGTCCTGTGCAGATTGGCGCACTAACCACATGGTCACAGATTGCCACAGGCGGTCAGTACAGCATGGCAACAAAAATTGATGGCACCTTGTGGACCTGGGGATATAATCAATTTGGGCAATTGGGCAATGGCGAACCAGTTGGCACATATCCATCTGGTAGAGTATCTAGCCCAGTACAAGTTGGTGCTTTAACTACTTGGTTGAGTATTGCTGCAGGCTATAGTCACAGCCTGGCCATTAAAACAGATGGTACCTTGTGGTCATGGGGCGGAAATTATGGCACTGGCATGGGGCAATTGGGGTTAGGTGATACCGCATTCAGATCAAGTCCAGTACAGATTGGTGCTTTAACCACATGGTCAAAAATTGCTGGCGGCTCTCTGCATACCATAGCCGTCAAAACAGATGGTACCATGTGGGCTTGGGGTAGTGGTGGCTCTGGCCGATTAGGCTTGGGTAATACCACAGATTATTCAAGTCCAAAACAAATTGGTGCACTAACAACTTGGTCAAAGATAGCCGCGGCGTCGTCCACCAGCGCGGCCATTAAAACAGACGGCACCTTATGGAGCTGGGGCTACAATTATTACGGCAATGTAGGTGACGGCACTACTATATATAGATCCAGTCCAGTACAAATTGGCGCATTGACTACGTGGTCAAGTATTGATGGTGGTGACGGTTATACCTTAGCAATAAAAACAGATGGAACGTTATGGTCATGGGGATATAATACTACTTACGGCAATTTAGGTGACGGCACTACTATCAGCAAATCTAGCCCAGTACAGGTTGGCGCACTAACAAATTGGTCAATGGTTTCCGCTGGTAATCTTACTAGTGCTGCAATCAAAACCGATGGTACATTATGGACATGGGGCGCAAATGGATCCGGCTCACTTGGTTTAGGCAATACTACACATAGATCCAGTCCAGTACAAGTTGGTTCGTCTACAACATGGTACAGTGTTGCAGCCGGAGCAAATATGCTATCTATTACAAATTAAAAATTTTAGTTTTTAACAGGCAATAAATAATAAACAATTTTAACATGGAGTGATTAAATTATGACACAGAGAATTTTAGTAATGGGTTTACCAGGTGCGGGCAAGACATATCTTTCCCAATATATTTTAGAATACCTGCAAAGAGAAAAGAAAACAGTTTCTTGGCTCAATGCTGATGATGTTCGTAAAAAATACAATGATTGGGATTTCAGTCGAGAAGGTCGTATTCGTCAAAGTTTGCGTATGCGAGAACTTGCTGATGGCATGACAACTGATTATGTTATTTGCGATTTCGTTGCACCTTTGGCCGAGATGCGAAACAATTTCAAAGCAGACTGGACTGTCTGGGTTGATACTATTGAAAAAGGCCGCTTTGAAGATACCAACAAGGCATTTGTGCCGCCAGATGTATATGACTTTAGAATAACAGAACAAAATGCAGAGAAGTGGGCAGAGTTTATTGTGGCTCACATTTATGATAACAGACGCAGACCAGTATTTGACTGGCAAAAAGAAACAGTACAGATGCTAGGTCGTTGGCAACCTTGGCACCCTGGACACCGAGCATTGTTCGAAAGATCAATTGCCAAGACCGGACAGGTTGTTATTCAGATCAGAGATTGCCAAGGTTGGAATGGTTCCAATCCCTTTGCTATCGAACAGGTTAAGAGCTACATTAGACGAGATCTTGATACATTATATCAGGGACAATATGAGATTCAGGTTGTTCCAAATATTGTAAACATTACATATGGTCGAGATGTTGGATATAAAATTGAACAAGAAGTGTTTGATGATGCCACACATTCAATCTCTGCCACAAAGATTCGTAAAGAATTGGGACTTAAATAATGTTTTACACGTTATAAATAACTAACAGACGCAATTGGTACCAGAATGGCAAAATCAAAATTATCAGAATTAACCGCAGCAACACAAGTTAACAAACCCGATGCAATGTATCTGGTTCAAAGCGGTGTAAGCAAACAAGTCACCACATCTATTTTATTTGCCGGGATTACTGATCCCACAATAAAAGGTAATATTGTACTTGGCGGAACTCCTCAGGATATGACTTCTGCCAGCACTGTTAACATAACCACTCCCATAACATACTTGGGAGTAGGTTCTTCTCAAAGTACTATAGCTATTCCCAACGGTGCCAATGGTCAAGTTAAAGTATTGTTAACAACATCCACTGCCAACGGTTCGTTTATTTTAAATACCAATGTTGCCAACAACGCAAACATTATTTTTAGCAATGTGGGTGATAGCGCAACATTATTGTATACCGACAACAAATGGTTTATGATAGGCGGGACTGCTCGGGTAGCATAACATGGCAAGATTTACTTTAAATAATGTTAGTTTTTCCGGAAGAATAACCTCCGGTGAGACGCCTCCGCCAGGAGCACCTGCACCCTCAGGTTTATACGTTTATTCTAGTCCAATAACAGTATCTTCAAGTAGGACAACTTCCGGTCCAAATGATACTACTCCTATTTCCGGACAAACTGCTGCAGAGATATATGGGTATTTTAATTCAACATCTCAAACCGGAGCATATGATGCAATGGTTGCTGCCACATATATTAAAATACCTTCCGCGGCTGGTTACATATATTTTACAATTCCAGAAACCGGTACCTGGCGTATAAAATCGCAAGGTGGATCCGGGGGACCGACTGATAAACCGTCTGTCGTAGGATCTGCGGTACAAGGAGATTTTACGTTAAACTCTGGAGATGTACTTTGGATAACAATAGGAGGCGCGGGCGCAAGTGGAAATTCGGGTAGCTTGGATTTTGCGGGCGGGGCTGGCGGAGGATTTACTGTTGTTGCAAAATCATCTAGCGGAAGTTCGACCTTTTCAGCTGGTGATATGACAGCATTATTAGTTGCAGCTGGCGGTCTAGGACAACGTGAAGGAAGATTTTCAACTCCTGCAACTGCTTCAAGCTCAGCAGATGGAACAGTCGGAACAGGATTCAATACTAATTGGAAAAATCAAAGTATAAATGGCACGGGAGCAGGGTATAACAACCAAACCACATATGGTGGGTTCGGTGGTGGAAATGGTACAGATGATTCGGTTGGTCCTGCAGGTGGATACGATAGTTTAAATACCAGCTCACCCAATTCTTATGTTAATCCAATCGCATCTAATATTGTGAGAGAAAATACTGGCACGTTGGTAACAACCTGGGCGCAGGGTGCAGTGCGATTAACTAAGTTATGATAATTGTTATACTCATGAATTTTAGAAAACAATAAAGATAGAATAATGTCGTTACAAATTACGTCATCGAATATAAGTATAACGGGCAAAGCTCAGTTAATGGGTGATCCCAATGAGATTGGTTTGCCTAGCATAACTGGTACTATTACTGCAAGTTCGCCTGCTTTATCTAATGTAGTTTTAAGTTATAGTGTTACAAATATCGACGGATATACTTTCTCCGAAGGGTTTGAAATATCTGCAACATCTAATACTGGGTCAAATGTAAGTATTGTAACAACTATTGCAAGCGCAACAATCACTATGGAGAATTTAACTCCAGCATCAACTTATACTTTTACTGTTTATTCATATAATAAATTAGGTAGATCAAAAACCGGAGTTGTGAGTAATCAAGTTACAACATTAAATCCAACTATACCTGCCGGCACAATTATTTTATACAATGGGTCCGATCCAAGCAATGCGTCATGGCCTAGATATTCCGCAGCAGATAATTTATATCTACAAGGTACAACTACGCAAGCAGAAATAGGAACAAGTACTTCCCCAGCTACAAATGTATCGTATACATTTTCATTGGGGCTAGCTGGGTCACATACACAAACATCTGGGTATGAATTTAATTCAAGTATAAATGCTGGGGCAATAACCGGTATAGCTGCTAATCCTGCAGGAGAACATAGTCATGATTTAACGATTGCCCCCGCAACTGTTACCAATGCCAGACCACATACCGGCAATGTTACATTGTTAAGAGCATCCAGTAATCAAACAACATTCCCATCCAATACAATACATATTAATTCTTCAAATAAAAATGGTTGGACCCAGAAACTTGGAACAACATATAACCGATATGTTCGCGGAGTTTCTACAGGGGTGGCAGAGGTGGCCGCAGTTCCTGCGAGCGTATCCGGGACAACGGGAACAAACGGTCAACACGATCACATACAGGGCGGAGTAAGAAGTTCTTCTAGTGCCGGATCGGGTGTAAATAATGTAGCTTCAGGAACAGGACAAAATCATAACCACGATGTAACATGCACATTTACCCCAGATTCAATAAAAGGTAAACTAATGAAAATGTGGGTGGCCGCAACTGCAGATCCTGCATTTGGAAGTACTATGGTTATGTATGACGGCACATTATCTGAATTGCCTTCTTATTGGAAATTGTGTGATGGCGCGAATAATACTGTCGACATGCGAGGATATTTTTTAGGATATTCCACATCAGCGTCGGACCAAGCGGTTGAGACTTCGAATACGCTTACTTTTTCATCAAGCGGAGCGTATGGGGATTGGGTTCACCAACATGCTACTGCGCAAGTAGTAGGTAGTGGAGTTAGAACAACCCAAACCGGCCATCAAAGTGTAGGCGTAAGTCATACGCACACAGTTACGGTTGCGGGTGGTACAGCAACACACGACCCCGGAACATATCGTGTTGCGTTTATTCAATTAGTATAACAAGGAAACATAATGTTACATAACTATGTCTCAATAGATTTTTATAATGGAACAGTATCTTGTAGATTCAATGGTACGGGTTATTTATTTTCTGCCCCATCTGTGTTTATAGAACACACAAATTTTCCATTTACAGATACTGTCCGTAGAGTTTCATATGAACCAGACAGAAACCTTTATGCGGTTGAAGAACTAAATGGTGTCGTTTCTTCCGGTTCAAGTTTGCCCGCAATTGTTTGGATCGCAGAACACTTGGCAAATATCGAACAGGCGGCTATTGCAGACTTGGCAATGAATACTGCAAGAGTTCCTGCATCTGCTCAACGAGAAATGTTGATATATAATACTGATTACATTTTACAAAGACATCAAGAAGAGACTTTGTTAAATATTTCCCATAAACTAACAGATCAACAATTCGCAGATGTATTGGCATACAGACAAGCACTTAGAGATCTAGATGTGAATGGTTATGTTGAGGGCACTACTAAAATTAAAACAATAAGTGATGTTACTTGGCCGACGAATCCACTAGAATAACACAGAATGGTTTTTGATTTGACTGAAGAAAGTTTTATTATGTATGCAATGAAACACTATGATAACCCCTACTGTAAAGGTATGGCAGAATTCTTAGATGACATTAAACGATTTAAATATATTAAACGTCTATTGGGCAAGTATCATAGTGATAAAGGCCTAAAAGAAAGATTGATAATTAATCATATCATTGTCATAAACAATTTGTTTGGAGTTGAGGCGGCAACAAAGATGTTGTTCTTTAAAACAGAAGAAAGATTCTGGCCTCAGTTAAAAACATTTTTGGTATTTTTAAATTATATGCCTGAAAAGGTTGTTATATCAAGCAGTCAAATTATTTTAGATGCCGATATTCCAATAGATTCAACCATAGCAAACGTATTAAGAAAAGTATAAAATGGGAAAATTTGTAGATTCCATTATCGCATATAGAATTTTAAAACTCTTGGTAACACCATTTGATCAAACAGATGCTTATAAATTAGGTATCATTGATGCAAAGGGCAAAGAGTTAAAAAGAATGCAGGATTTAAATTCTGTCAACGAAAGAGATGCATATACTTTATTGCATCGCTTAGTTTTTAGATTGAAGAAAATCATTGAAAAAGTGCCCATAGATAACAAAAAATTGTTGTCTTTAGCTGCAGCCTATGCTCTTATTAAAGAAAATTTGGATCAAAACATTGAGCCAATTGACCTAGAAACACAGTATATAAATAAATTAAACGAGGAATTACAATCTGAAATGATGATTGTTGAAGAATTCCTGTATGAGAAAAAGTTGTTTACATTTAAACAATTTAGTGAAGAAGGCGAAGGAATGGCGGCAGCAGCACCTGCAAACAATGCCGCAGTTACTTTAGGTATAAAGGGTTTGACCGGCGAACCACCTGTTAGCAAAAAAGCACAGAAACGTTGGACAAATAAAAACAGTATTATTAGGAGAAAATAATGGAAATATTTTTAGGGTTAGCTGCAATCGTTGCAATTTTATATTATGGCTACGTGAGATTTTTTAAGACTGGCACTACTGATTTGAAAGAAACAGCGGTTGTCGCGGATACTCCTGTTGCTGAAAAAGCACCTGAGCCTGTTGAGGAAAAAGCACCTGAGCCTGTAACAGTTGCAACCGTATTAGATATCAACAAAGATGGTAAAGTTGATTTAGACGACGCCAAAGAAGCAGTTGCACAAACTGTTGCTAAAGTTAAATCTTCTACTCCACGAGCCAAGAAGAAAAAATAATGGCTACTTCGCAAGAAAGAATCGGAGTCTTAGAGACCCGGGTTGAGGGTATCAATGAAAAAATGGATACTTTAAAAGCTGATGTTAAGGAGATGCACGACTGTTTGGATAAAACACGTGATGATCTTAGCGCTAAACTCGATAAGATGTACGATGCTTCTTGCTCTCAGCATACCGCATTAAACGACAAAATCGAATCTATTGAAAAAATAAAAGATAAATGGACTTATATGGCATGGGGTGGGTTAGCCGTAATTGGCTTCCTATCTGGCCATATTGATAAAATAGCTCATCTTTTTAATTGACCTTATAGCCTAGCTATATTATAATAAGGCTCTCCTGGAGCCTTTTTATGTCTTTATTCGTTGATCTTAAATATCTTAAACTAATCAGTAATCGTTTACCGTTGTTCAAACAAAAGAATGACCGTTTATATAATTGCCGATGTGTTATCTGCGGTGATTCTTCAGTTAAGAAGAATAAAACCCGCGGCTACTTCTATGCAGTAAAAAATGAATTGTTTTACAAGTGTCACAACTGTAATGTTTCAATGCATTTTGGTACATTCTTAAAACAATTAGATTCATTGCAGTACAGTCAATATGTCTTAGAGCGTTATAGCGAAGGCATGCCAATGAATAAGCCTCATCAAAAAGCCGAGCCTGCATTTAAAATGGCAGCCCCTGTATTTGAAAAGAAAAACATTCTTGATGAGTTGCTTAATCGTTTAGATAAATTACCGGATGATAATGAAGCAGTTAAATTTTGCCTTGATAGAAAAATCCCAAGAGAAAAGTTTGATGGATTATATTATATCGATGACATTAGAAAGATCGAGCAATTATCTGACAAGTATAAAGGTACATTAAAGACCGATGAACCAAGACTTGTTATTCCTTTTTATGATGCTGAAGGCGTATTAACCGGTGTTACTTGTAGAGCATTGCGTGGCGAATCATTGCGCTATGTTACTATTAAGATATCGGAAGACCGACCATTTATATTTGGTCTTGATAAAGTTAATCGTAATAAAAAGATATATGTGGTTGAAGGCCCTATTGATAGTTTGTTCATTGATAATTGTATTGCTGTTGCAGGTACAGCATTTGGTAAACTTGATACTTTAGGCATACCAAAAGACAAGTTGGTTGTTATATTTGACAATCAACCTAGAAATAAAGAAGTCTCAAAAATTATAGACAAAGCGGTAAATAGCAATTATAATGTTGTTATCTGGCCACAAACTCTACAAGAAAAAGATATTAATGATATGATACTAGCGGATAAAGACCCAGCAAAGATTATTTCCAAGAACATATATAATGGTCTAGAAGCAAAAATGAAATTTACTGCATGGAAAAGGTGTTAGCATGAAGGTGAAATTAATTAGTTACAGCAAACCCACACGCGAATTGGTGTCGGATGGATTGTATGATGTACAGGACCTAGTAGCGTTTTGTGCGAGAGTTTCAAATCCCGCAAATCAATATAACACAGAAACATCCGAGAAGTTGATTAAGTATTTGATTAAGCATCAGCACTGGTCACCGCTTGAAATGGTTTCTGTTTGTGTTGAGATTGAAACAACAAGAGATATTGCCAGGCAAATTCTTCGTCATAGAAGTTTTTCATTTCAAGAGTTTAGTCAACGATATGCGGATCCTACACAGGATTTAGATTTTGTTATTCGTGACGCACGCTTACAAGATACAAAGAATCGTCAAAATTCTGTTGATATAGATTTGCAAAATGATGAACAACGACAAATTGCTTATCAGTGGCAGAATCTACAACGAGATCTAATTAATAAGACTCGAGACGTGTATACTTGGGCTGTTTCTAAAGGCATTGCCAAAGAACAAGCAAGAGCAGTGCTGCCTGAGGGATTGACAGTAAGTAGACTCTATATGAATGGAACCTTAAGAAGTTACATCCACTATATAATGCTAAGAGCCGGCAATGGAACTCAGAAAGAACATGCTGAGATTGCTCTGGCTTGTGCTGAAGTTATTGCGGAAATATTCCCAATGACTAAAGACTTGATAAATGAACCCAAGTGATAATTACAAACTTCCCAAATAAAAATGTGGTATCTATCTCTATTACCTAATGCTTTCTTTCATGCTATTGTTATAGCAGGATTGCTTGCTGTTCTTGGCAGTATGGTATTAAAGAAGATTCCATTTGTGGATAAGTATTATATCCCAATGAGAATAATTGGATTTGTAGTATTCACATTTGGTATTTACTTTGAAGGCGGGCTTGCCAATGAAGAGCAATGGGTCGCCAAGGTAAAAGAAATGGAAGCAAAAGTTGCTGCAGCTGAAGTTGCGGGCAAAAAAGAAACTATTAAGATTCAACAAAAGGTTGTAGTACAAGAAAAAGTTATTCGTGAAAAAGGCGAAGACATTGTGAGATATATAGATCGAGAAATAGTTAAGTATGATAATTCTTGCATCATACCTAAAGAAGTAATCGATACTCACAACAAAGCGGCGAAAAGAGAATGAGATACCTATTACTATTATTGTTACTAACAGGATGCAAGGCAGTGCCAGTTGTTGCCAAATTTCCTGAAGCACCGGAAGCAATCATGGTTAAGTGCCCTGACCTAGCACAATTAAAAGATGACGCAAAATTGAGTGATGTTGCAAAGACTGTCACATTAAATTATACCACATACTACGAATGTGGAGTGAAATTGGATGCGTGGATTGAATGGTATCAGATACAAAAGAAAATATTCGAAACAGTAAAATAAAAATTGGAGTAAAGATGACGCAAGAAATTGTGCATGGGATTAAAGTCGATTATACTAGAGATAGTCTATTCGACGAGTTAGGTATTAAGAGATTAAAAGAAAGCTACATGAAAGAGGATGAAGTGTCTCCTCAGGAAAGGTTTGCCTATGTTTCCAAGACGTTCGGGACTAATGTAAAACATTCGCAAAGGTTGTATGAATATAGCAGTAGACATTGGTTGTCATATTCTACTCCTATTCTCAGCTTTGGGCGTAGTAAGCGTGGCCTTCCTATATCATGTTTTCTACCTTATCTACATGATAGTGCAGAAGGGTTGGTCGATTGTTTGGCCGAAGTAAACTGGTTGTCCATGATGGGCGGAGGAGTTGGAATTGGAATTGGCATTCGATCTTCAGATGATAAAAGCGTTGGGGTTATGCCTCATCTTCGTACTTATGACGCTAGTAGTTTGGCATACAGACAGGGGCGGACAAGGCGGGGGTCTTATGCTGCTTATCTTGATATATCTCATCCCGATATTCTTATCTTTTTAGAGATGAGAAAGCCAACGGGCGATCCCAATATGCGTTGTTTGAATTTGCATCACGGTATCAATATCACCGATGACTTTATGCACCTAATCGAGCGTGCTATGATTGATCCTGAGATGGATGATACTTGGGAATTGAAAGATCCACATAACGGCGAAGTCAAAGATAAAATATCAGCAAGAGAATTGTGGCAACGTATTTTAGATATGCGCATGCAAACGGGCGAGCCTTATTTACATTTTATTGACAGTAGCAATAGAGCTATGCCGGAGTTCCAAAAGAAGTTGGGACTGAGTATTAAACAATCTAATTTGTGCAGTGAAATTATTTTACCAACGGATAAAGATCGTACTGCGGTATGTTGCTTATCTTCTTTGAACTTGGAGTATTATGATGATTGGAAAGATGACAAACTTTTTCTTCGGGACGTTGCGGAGATGCTCGATAACGTCTTGCAGTATTTCATTGATAATGCTCCTGACAGCATATCGCGCGCACGATTTAGCGCTAGCCGCGAACGGTCTATTGGTATTGGTGCTCTCGGTTGGCATGCTCTTTTACAAAAGAACAACCTCCCGTGGGAATCAGCATCGGCAACCGGATTGAACCATAAGATATTTGGACACATTCGTAAGGAACTAGATAATGCTAACATTCAGTTGGGTAAAGAACGAGGTGAAGCACCTGATGCGACAGGTACTGGACGCCGCTTCTCTCATATGCTTGCTATTGCTCCAAACGCTTCTTCTTCTATTATTATGGGTAATACTTCCCCTTCTATTGAGCCGCTTCGTGCGAACGCATATAGACAAGATACTTTATCGGGATCAATGCTCAACAAAAATAAATGGTTGAATAGAGTTATTGAAAAACATCTTTCAGGCGAAGGTGATATAGTTAATCAAGATGATTACAATGAAATTTGGTCAAGCATTATTGCCAATGATGGTTCGGTGCAACACCTTACCTGGATGGATGATTGGACCAAAGATGTATTTAAAACATCTATGGAAATTGACCAGCGTTGGGTAGTACAACATTCTGCAGACAGACAGCAATATATAGATCAAGCACAATCTGTTAATCTATTCTTTAGACCAGATAGCAATATTAAATATATTCATGCGGTTCACTTTCAAGCATGGAAACAAGGCCTAAAGACATTGTACTATTGCCGTAGTGAAAAGATTGGTAAAGCAGATAAGATATCAAAGAAAATAGAGCGACAAGTCATGGAAGAGATTGACTTGAAAGCATTAGCAACCGAAGACATTTGTTTAGCGTGTGAAGGATAAAAATGAAAAAAGTAATAAGATTTACAGCATCATGGTGCCAACCATGTAAAGCAATGGCCAGTATACTTGAAGAAGTTAATACTACTATGAATATTCCTATTGAAGTGGTGGACATTGATGTGCATCAAGAAGTTGCAATTGAATTTGGAATTAGAAGTGTACCTACACTTGTTAAGATAGATGAAAATGGCAATGTTGCTGGTAGACTAGTAGGCGTTAGAGCAAAAAATTTAGTAGAAGAGTTCCTCAATGATTAAAAAAACAAAATCGAATCTTACAGATACCCGAGATTCATTTAAGCCATTTAATTATCCATGGGCATATGATGCATGGTTGAAGCATGAGCAATCACATTGGCTTCATACTGAAGTACCAATGGTAGAAGATGTTAAGGATTGGAAAAAGAAACTAACTGCTGAAGAAAAACAATTTCTCACACACATCTTTAGATTTTTTACTCAAGGTGATATTGATGTTGCAGGTGGGTATGTTAATAACTACTTACCATACTTTCCACAGCCTGAAGTGCGAATGATGTTATTGGGCTTTGCGGCGCGTGAAGCTCTGCATATTGCAGCATATTCCCATTTAATTGAGACATTAGGATTGCCTGAGACAATGTATAATGAGTTCTTGGCTTATGAAGAAATGAAAGCCAAGCATGATTATGTCTTGGATATATCACAACAGAACTCTACAAAAGAAAACACAGCAAAACATATTGCTATTTTCTCGGCATTTACAGAAGGTATGCAGTTGTTTAGTTCTTTTATTATGTTGTTGAATTTTCCTCGTCATGGTAAAATGAAGGGCATGGGACAAATTGTTACTTGGTCTATTGTGGATGAGACTCAGCATTGTGAGGCCATGATCAAATTATTCAGAACATATATACAAGAGAATCCCGAAATTTGGAACGATGAACTCAAAGGTGAATTGTATACAATTGCTGAGCAAATGGTCTTACTCGAAGAACGCTTTATTGATTTGGCATTTGCCATGGGTCCTATGGAAAATTTAAATGCTGCAGATGTCAAACAGTATATCCGTTATATTACTGATCGTCGCCTTATTAGTCTTGGTCTTAAGGGAATCATGAAGGTTAAAAAGAATCCGCTACCTTGGGTTGAAGAAATGATTAATGCACCTATTCACACTAACTTCTTTGAGAATAGAGCAACCGATTATGCTAAGGCAGCACATACAGGTAACTGGGAAGATGTTTGGGCAAAACAAAAATGAAAACTTTTAAAGAACTATTATCGGAGGCATCTAAAAACGGATGCCCTATAGCTACTCAAAATTTAGACATCAATGTTAAGAATAGACAAATAGCTATAGATAAACATCATTATGGACCAGCTAATCCAGATGAACCAGGAGACTACTGGAAAGTTTCTGCTAAGCAATGGGGTATTAGTGAAAAAACGGCCAAGACTATGCAATGTGCTAATTGCGCTGCGTTCAATATAACTGACGCAATGTATAAATGTATAGAAGGCGGCATGGGTAAAGAGGCATATGAAGCAGAGAAAACTAGAGAATCTGCAGATTTAGGATATTGCAATTTACTACATTTTAAATGTGCGGGTACTAGAAGTTGTGAACTGTGGATAACAGGCGGACCTATTATAAAATAAAATGAATAGTAATAATGAAATAAGTTTCACATTAAAACGCAGAGAAATTTGCGACAAGTGTGAACATCTTACTACTATCATTGGTGCTAAGGTGTGCGATAAATGTGGATGCTCTATATGGGCAAAGACTATGATACCTGGAGCAAAATGCCCTGAAGGAAAATGGGATGAAAATTGAATTAACCAATAATTCTTTTAACACAAATGGTTATTGGTCTAAACCCATTGATAAAATATTATACACACCCACACCGGAAGATGTGGAACTGTTTGACCAAAATGGTTATGATCTAACTGAATTGGAAAGACATTATGCTTATAGTAATAGGCAAAAAGATAAAAAACATAGACCACATCGTTCAGCATTAAAAGAAGATTGGTTTACACAATATCCTAAGATAGAAGGTGCAGTTCTAAACCATAGTTTGTTATTTGAACGAAAAGGGTATGAAGGTGAAGCATTAGCTGAACTAACATATTGGGCAAAACAATTACCTTTAGTGCATAAAGTTATATCATTACGTCCAAAATGGGGATTAGATTTCTCTATGGATTATGTTGATAGGCACGGCAATTGCTTTGAAGTATTACATTGGGAATATGATGGGTTTGATTGTGAAGAAGTGCAAGCCTGTAAATTGTTAGTACAAGCAGAGTTTGCAACTATAGATTGGGATAATGCTGCTAAAGAAATACTTAAGCATAAAGATGAATGGTATCATTTAGACTTTTTTGCTCAAAGTGATTGGAAATGTAAATACTTTGGTGTACCTAAGGAAAGATTTAAAATGGTGAGTTGGAAATGAGTAAATTTGATAATACGCATATGATTGTTGCTGAGGCGTATTCTACATTGTCATCGGCTAAACGATTAAAGGTTGGTGCTGTTGTTGAGAAAGATAACAGAATTATATCTATCGGTTATAACGGCACACCCAGGGGCTGGGATAATAATTGTGAGAATGAAGTATATGAAGAATCGCAATATATAATTGACGAAGGTGGTCCATGGCATACCATGGGAACATATAAGTATGAAACAAAGAAAGAAGTTATTCATGCTGAAATGAATGCTATTGGCAAGTTGGCACAATCAAATGAATCAGGTGCAGGGGCTACGATGTATATCACTCATGCACCTTGCTTTGAATGTGCTAAACTTATACATATAGCAGGGATTAAAAAAGTGTTTTATCGCAATCAATATAGAAGCGATGAAGGTATAGAATTTTTAAATAAGTGTAACATTGAAGTGGAGAAAATATGAGTGTAAACAAAAAAATTGGAATTACGTGTTCCACATTTGATCTGTTCCATGCAGGTCATGTGATTATGTTGGAAGAGGCAAAGCGTCAATGCGATTATCTAATTGCTGCGATTCAAATCGATCCCACAATAGATAGAAAATCTAAAAACAGACCTGTGCAGTCAATCATTGAGAGACAAATTCAGGTATCATCATGCAAGCATGTTGATGAGATTATAGTATATTCAACGGAGAAAGAGCTCGAGGATATCTTTATGGCATTGCCAATTGATGTAAGAATCTTAGGTGAAGAATATAAAGATACAGAATATACAGGCAAGGACATTTGCTTGAAAAGAGGAATAGAATTGTATTTCAATAAACGAGATCATTTCTTTAGTTCATCTGACCTGCGTCAACGAGTGTTTGATGCAGAAACTAAAAAGAGAGGATTATCATGGCAAGAAAACAACACCACGAATGTGTCGAATGTGATGGCGTCTTCAAGATAAATTTTGATCTTGACGAAGACTATTATAAAGTAGAGTTTTGTCCATTCTGCGGAGCACATATGGATGCAGACCAACAGGATGAGTACGAAGACGAAGACTTGTCCTAAGTGCAGCACAGAGCATACCAAACCAGGTAAGTTCTGTTCTCGCGCCTGTGCCAATTCCAGACAATGGAATGCGGAACAAAAGAAAGTCTTTTCAGAAAAGCAAGCGGCATACATGGCACGCGAAGAATCTGAAGAGCATAGATATAAGAAATCTATACAAACCCAAATGCTGCAACGAGCCGGCATCATGGGAACCGGCGGATTAGCTGAAGACGCCGAAGATATAATGACAAATCCCGACGATTACTTCTTTGTTCCACCTAGGGATGATGGTGATAACTTTTCAGACGGAAACGACTATTGGGAAACCGTATAAATACTAATTTAATATTGGTATTTAGATGTGGCTATATAACGGAAACCCTTTAGAACTTATTCCAGACGACGCGTATGGTTACGTGTACTTGATTACCAATACTGCCACGAATCGCAAGTATATAGGTAAAAAGTTGTTTTGGTTTCGCAGAACAAAGGTAGTTAAGGGTAAGAAGAAAAGATTAAAGGTTGAGTCAGATTGGAGGGATTATTGGTCTTCATCTGATGAAGTTAAAGCTGATGTTGAAACGCATGGTGCGGATAAGTTTATACGAGAGATACTGCATATATGCCCAAACAAAGGTTTGTGCAATTATTTAGAAGCAAGAGAACAAATGGATAGACGAGTTTTAGAAACAGAAGATTATTACAACGGCCAAGTGCAATGCCGCGTACATAAAACTCATATCAAGAATTTAAAGGTATAAGATGCGATTATCGGGATTAGAGTTATTGGGCGGAATGCAAATTATTACTACTCCGCCTCCTCCGACTCCGCCAGGTCAAGCTCAATTTACTACTGCAGGCACATTCAGTTGGACTGCCCCACCTGGAGTATATAGCGTCGCAGTTGTGGCGGTTGGTGGCGGGGGTGGCGGGTGTCGTTCTTCAAGTACTGCAGCAAGTGTGACCAATGGCGGCAATAGTTATTTTATAAGCCAAGTAACAGTGGCAGGATTAGGCGGTGGTCGAGGCGGAGCTTATAGTGGCGCAGTGGGTACTCTGCGTGCCGGTTATGGTTTTGGTGGTGGTTATGTAGGTGACGGTGGTGGCAATGGTGGTAATAGCTATAATGGGTCAGGTACTGATTTTTATGGTGGCGGTGGCGCTGGCGGATATTCAGGAAACGGTGGCGATGCGGGTAAAGGTACGGCCGCACCTACTGCTACTATTGCAGGTGGCGATGGCCAAGGCGGTGGAGGTGGTGGAGGTGTTTGGGGACCTGGAGGCGGTGTTGGCATCTTAGGTCAAGGCACAAGCGGTATAGGGTCGCCACTTGGTTCAGTAAATGGTAGCGGTTTTGCTAGAGGCGGATCAGGTGGTGGTAATGGTGTACAATATCCAAATGGTTCGGGTACTAATGGCGGGATTGGCGGTTTCTATGGTGGTGGTGGCTCAGGCACCTATACTATCAATGGCGGCGGCGGTGGCCTTGGTTGGAAAAATAATATTGAAGTTGTGCCAGGTCAAAGTTATACTGTGGTAGTGGGTGCAGGTGGCGCAACAGATGGACCTAACTTCTCGGGCCCTGGTGGTACTGGAGCAGTAAGAATTATTTGGGGATCCGGTCGAGCATTCCCATCAACAAACACAGCAAACGTATAAGAAAGAATTAAAATGCAAATTACAAATGTTAACTTTGCTCTTGGTGGAATGAATGTGCAGACATGGGATCCTCCGGTTCCTGTACCAGAATTTTACTTGTGGTCATGGGGTAGAAATAGCTATGGCAGATTGGGTTTAGGTAATACTACAGATATATCTAGTCCAGTACAGGTTGGTGCTTTAGGTACATGGTCAACAGTTTTTGCTGGTAGCCAGCACACCATGGCAGTCAAAACAGATGGTACCTTGTGGTCATGGGGTTCAGGCGGAAACGGCCAATTAGGTTTAGGTAATACTACAGATATATCTAGTCCAGTACAGGTTGGTGCCCTAACAACTTGGTCAAGTATTGCTGGAGGCACTTATCATAGCATGGCTATTAAAACAGATGGCACCATGTGGTCATGGGGTAATGGTAGCAGCGGTAAATTAGGTCTAGGAAATACTACAAATATATCTAGTCCAGTACAGGTTGGTGCATTAACCACATGGTCAAAAATTGATGCAGGTTTTCAATACAGCATGGCCGTCAAAACAGATGGTACTATGTGGTCGTGGGGATATAATGCACAGGGACAACTGGGTCTAGGAAATACTACAAATATATCTAGTCCAGTACAGATTGGTGCTTTAACTACTTGGTTACGAATTTCTGCAGGTTATAATCACAGCTTGGCCATCAAAACCGATGGTACCATGTGGTCGTGGGGTATGAATCCACATGGGCAATTAGGATTAGGCAATCTAACATATAGATCTAGTCCTGTACAGGTTGGTGCCCTAACAACTTGGTTAACAATTGCTTCAGGTAGTTATCATAGCATGGCCATTAAAACAGATGGTACCATGTGGGGATTGGGTGGTCGCAATTCAAATGGGCAATTAGGATTAGGCAATACCACAAACTATTCAAGCCCAAAACAGGTTGGCGCATTAACTAATTGGTTAAATATTGCTTCAGGTAGTTATCACAACATGGCTATTAAAACAGATGGAACCATGTGGGCGTGGGGTAACAGCAGCTCCGGTCGATTAGGTATAGGTAATAGCGCAACTGTATATGTATCTAGTCCAGTACAGGTTGGCGCTTTAACAACTTGGTCAACGGTTGATGCAGGTGGTCAACACACCATGGCCATCAGTGATTAATATCATATGACAATACAACAACTACTTGAATGCATATTTTATGCGTGGATAATTTGGAATGCAATTGGCTTTATTAGAGCGGTAACTAATAAAGACATGCAACAATATAAAATGATTACTCCTCCCAGTGAACAGGAAAAGTATATAGAATGCCGAGTTGAGCATCACGGAGATCAAGTATACTTATGGACTCTGAACCCTGAAGCATTTTTAATTCAAGGCAAGTCTTTAGATGAGATACAAAAGGCATTGCTAAAGATAATGCCCAACACGACTCTGGTAATAACAGAATCAGATCGAGAGTTAGAAGGCCTAAACTCTGTGTAAGTTATAAAGTATCTGCACTGCGACAGCAGCTGTGGATACTGCCACGATTAAAACGTAATAAATTGTGTGTTTCATTTTTAATTATCCCAAGTGACATGATCCGCAACCGGAGATATCAGTTTCATTATTTGTTCGTATTCAAGTTTATTTTTATTCACATCATAACTGTAAGGTACTTTGATGCAAATGAGAATATAATGTTTCATTTTATTTGTGATGCGAATAGACATCTGTTCTAGTATTGTGTCAGCGGGCGTTCCGTGTGCCAATGCTTGCATGGCATAACCGAATTCAAATTGTCTGACTCTTTCAGACCATTGTTCAAATGTCTCTCCGTCTTTGATTTTCATTTAAATAATGACAAAGATGCGAGCTTCGATTCCAAATAAGCAATCTGTGTTACTATGGCATCGAATGATGCACAGGTGCTAGATGAACCTGGCACACCCACAGTATGTTGTAATAATACTTCAGCGTCAATTCGTAACTGTTCAATATCTGCGGTGTATCGTGCTGCGGTTGCATCGATGATTTGATTTCTAAAACTCATTATTTGTTCTTTCGTGTTTGATGTCGATATTCTCTTTTTATCCACCATTTATATTTTTCCCAATATTCTTGAATAGTTATTTGTTCTTCTTTGTGTAGGAATCTTTCTTCTAGATTTTCATGCCATAATCTAAAAACCCACAATCTAAATTTAGAATCTTTATACATAATCTTCATACATTATTTTAGCACCATCCTCACCCAATTCATTTACAAATATCTCATGAGTACGTTGCATCATAGCACATGCCATCATTAGTATATCTTCTCTATTATCGCACATCAAAATCTGTTGTTCTACAGGAGCCATTAATTCTTCCATGCGTTGTTTTGTTGTGTCGTTATTGTTCATACCAACTCCTCAAGAATGCCCAATAGTTCTGCAGTAATTAACAATAGACCGGCAATAACAAAATCACCCGTGATTAAGTATGCACCTGCTATAATTCGCATTCCACTTTTAATCAAACTGATATAAAAATGACCTTTACTTATGTCTTTTGGCTGAATATCCATGTAGAATCCCTATATTGTAGATAATATT